CTTTACCCCTGCTGGGTTTAAACTTCTCTTAAACCTTGCGTATTCTTCGTTGCGATAGGTTCCTGTGCTTTCCCCTTTCGCGTTCCTTCCCGCAAATAACTGCTTTGTGTTTAAGTCAATCGCTTGATTTTTTGTTTCCTGCACGATCTTTAAAACGCCATCATCAATCGTCTTTTGATTGATAGATTTTAATCGTGCAACATACTCACGCAATCTACTCATAAGGTAAGGGGGTGGCCTATGACCTCCACCCCCTAGTAAACTAACCCACTAAACAGTTACTTTCCCTCCAGTGCTTTCGTAGCCCGGAATTGACAACGCGCTGGCGGCCACCAAATCAACAATATCCCCCACTGTGAAGGCCGCAGATGACGCAATTGAATACACGCCATCACTTGCTTGCGTCACACCCGAAATCGTGCGAGAGGTTCCGGAAGACGATTTAACGGTAAAATCAGCCGCTACCAAGCCGTCAATGCTTGTACCATCACAAGTAGCCTTCACGGTTACTTTGATGAGCGAAGTAGTTGCGCTGCCTGTCTGCACAATATCAACATCAACAATACTAAACAAGTCGTTCACAAAGGCACTAGCCCCAATGATTGCACCGTTTACGTCTAACTCTTTATTGTCGGAAAGAACCACGTAAATAGGTGTTTTAGTGGATACCTTGCCATCGTTGAACTTCAATTTTTCAACGTTCAAAAGTTCGATGTCGAAACCGCAGAAATTACCAGCCGCATTCAGCGTGCCGATGATTTGGTTTTCAGTGTCGATAAAGAAAACCTTTTGGCTTGCATTACCGGAATGTGTGAACATTGCTTTGTGCAAACACAAACTTTCCTGTACTGATACCTTGAATCGATAGCGACCGTCACGGACTTTCTGGGAGCTTAAATCAGTCTCCTCATAAACCGCGTCTTCCGATGCGTTTTCAAACATTCTGAATTTAGGCCACAAGTAAATGCGGCTCGATTCAGTTGCCAATAGAGCATTCTGCCAGTTAGCCTTCACAAGCGCGTTGGTAGTGGTAATGCTAAAGTTTGCTGGCGTGGTGATCATCCCTTTCATCAACGCGGGGAGCGCGTTACACTTGGATATGCCAAGGTTTTTTTTGTCAATTACGCAATCTGCCATAATCTTAATTTTTTATTTTGTTTAACAATTTTTTTGTCTCATTGAGAATTTTAAGTCTACGATTTCAATCGCGTCTACCGGGTCGTTGAAGATGTTTTTTAGGTTGCCTTCTTTCGCTTCGGTTCCCCAATATGGGCGGTCTATTTTGATGTGATCGGGTTCGGTCTGATCACCTTCCCAAAAAAATAATCCTGAGCTGCAGAATTTCAAAATAAACTTTTCGTACAATGGGTAAAGAATTGGTTTAAAGGTGTTGGTCATTCGCTGCTCCGCATTACTGTTGGCGTCCGATTTAGTAGCGATTACAATATTCAATTTGAAATCGCTTATCCCATCTCGTTTGACCTCAGCTATGTCTAGCTTTAGCGCAATCAACGGATAACGCTGCTTTTTCTTAATCGGATCTAGTTCTTTCTTTGTTAACCGATCTGCTATTTCTAACCGATGGCCGTACATGTAGAAAGGTGATCCATCTGTTCCAACCGCAAAGACCTGTTCGTTGTAAGCCTCATAAACGCCCGTGCCGTTACGCATGGATTGAACTACCTTACCGATTTCGTCAGCAATTACGATCATAACCCGAAGTTGTTCATGTATCCAGGTGAGCAAAACTCATACGATAGGTAACTACTCATGTCGTGGTAGCTTGCGGCTACATCGTCATTAAAGTATTCAGAGTAATACAAAAAGCCATACAGAGTATTTTGCACTTCGCAATGACTTCCAGCCAATTCCGCGTACTTATTCCAACCGCGAATGATCCTGCGGTTTGGACTTATAACGCTGGCGTTCTCTTTGGCAGCCACTACAATCCCGCTTCCCGTCTGATTGTCGAATGTGTACTTTGTCCACAGCGAATAAATCAAAGGAACTACCATTCGATTCATGCCATACCATTTTTTCAGGCGATCATCATACAGATACGTATCGCCATAAACCAACCGCGCCCACCTGTTAAATGGTTGCTTTTCCCACTTGGTTGCGTCACTTGGCAAGGATGTGTTTCCGTTTTCGGTCGACTCATAAATGTCTGCCTGATTGGCCGTGACGTATACAGCTTTATCTCCTATGTGATACGTTCCTGGTTGGTATAAGGCTGGCAACTCATTAAACCCAGCAACTAAAGCATCGTAGAATAAGCTACCCAAAAGATCGCGCAATTTCTCCTCCTCGTTATAAGTCACAAACGAATCGAATACGCCTGCAGATAGATCTGAAAGCCCACTCAAATTGAATGGTAATTGATCGAAATCTTGGGTAGCTACAAACATTCTCTTAGTATTTGTTCCGGTAAAGTTGTGCTGAGAAACTTGCCGACATTGTACCTGTACCCGTCCAGCTCACCCTATAATATAGGAATGGCGAACCGTTAAGCCTCCAATGATAAACGTTAGTTGCGTCAGTAGCGGTAACGGTGGCAAGCGCGGTCTGTGTTTCAGCTGTATTCAACGCTTTCCAGTTCGTACCGTCCAAACTACCTTGTAAGGAGATTGTGCCTCCTACGGTGCCGGAAATCTTGGTTACGTTCACTTGAATGGTTGTGTTTACCGTTGGCAAATCCTTCAAGATGCGACATTGGACCGTGCCGGTTCCGGCATTGGTTACCGTATCAGACTTTGGGAATACGCCACCGGTTGATAGCGCGTTGAAAAAGTCAGCTACTTGAGCCTGACTTGTGATCGAAAGCAAGGCTACCAAGCCAACGATCAGAAGAGTTGTTTTTCTCATGTTTTCAAAAATTAAGGAATGTTCAAAGCGTTGATTGCCGCATCAACATCGGTTACTTTCACATAAGCATCAGCGTCTACGTCACGGATCAATAACATCATTTCCTCCTCGGCCAAAATAGTCCACTTGTTTTCGATGAACTGATTTGCGATGAGTCCCATTGTGATATTCACGCTCTCACTGCGATATATGCGACCTTTGGTGAAGTCACCAATTACCAAGCTGTTTGCGTCAACCTCTGAGCTTTCAACTACTTGAACGTTGTCTATTCTCATGCCGTCAGCCGAAACAAAAGGAGGCAAGATGTAGTGTCCATCAACCGCCTTTGCCAATTTGTATTTAAGCACGTCAGCTGGATTCATGGTAACCACGTTTGCGCGATACTTGCTTTGTTTGTTGTTGCTAATGTAAACAACAAGGTTTGCAATCAGATCGTACAAATTGGCCTCAATCAATTTCTGATATGTTGGCAAGCTGGCCAATACCACAGCTGAGGCAGATGTAAGAACCCCTTTTAAATTAGGGCTAGTTCCGTTACCGCGATACAATTGAGTGTCACGTGTCAGTGCAAGATTCTCGCGCAAAAGCGTGTCAACCTCTCCAGCCATAAAGCCAAGGTGACGATATGCCTGTTTGGTTACAGGGATATGGTTTGCGATCACTTCCAATTTGGCAATTTTGTCGATAAACGTGATTGCGGCCTCTGGCTTTGTGACACCCTCTGCCACCGGAGCCGCGTTGCGTGTTTTCGCAAGTTGATCCATGTAGTAGATTACTCCATTACTTTCCTTTATGTCGGCCTCACTAAGCGTAATGGTTGGCCAAAGGTTTTCGAATACCAACCCCTTGTGAGGTAATACGCCTATTCCGGCCTCACGGTAACCCATGCGGTTGTCGGTAACGGACGAACGCTGCACCAAAGTTTTGTCAACTTTGAATTTTACGGTTCCGTTGTTTGCCTCCGCAAGTGCCTTAATGGCTTGTGCGTTGTCGGTGATTTGTTTTTGTACAAGGTCTTTCACCGATTCAAACTTTTCTGTTTTACCAGATACAAGCTTACCAAGTTCAATTCCTTGCTTTTCAACGGCTGTGGTCAATTCTTTGATTGACTTTTCGGTAATTCCGCACGCCTCTAGCTTTGCCGCCAGTTGATCGCTGGTGATGAGTCCTTTTGTCGCGGCCTCAATCGCTGCCTTGGTGGCTTTTCCGTTTTCCTCGGAAACGCCTTTCAGCAATAATTCAAATTCTTCTTTTTCCATTGTTAAATGTGTTTTTTTGGTTGATAATATTTAAGTAGCTCACTAGCTTTTAGAGTGCCTTTTGGCGGCTCCTGCTTACCAGTGGATGGTTCCGGCTGGCCTTTCGTTTGCTGTATTGATAAAGTGGGCGTTGCCCAGTTCGATCCTCTTTTAACTGCGCTGCCTTCTACTATTTTGGCCTCTGTGACTGCCCAAAAATATCCGGCACTTAACGCGTCTTCTTTATTTGCGATTTCATCAAAGTATTTTTCCCAAATAGCGTATTCGTCTTTATAACGATCATCATTTACCGCTAACTCTATTTTGACGTATTGCATACCGACAGAATGGTTAGTTACTTTTCCTGTTCGGTATTTGTCAAACATAAACTCGTTTTCCTTTTTGTCAATGACTGAATCAAAAACAAGGGCTTGCGTTTTGCCTTCGAAGTTTATACCGAGTTCATGCCAGCTAATCTGCTTGGTGAATGCTTTGACGTTGTCAGAAATAGTTCCTTTAAAATTGAACTGATGCTCTTGAATCAAAGAAAAACCCCTAGTCGGGGTTTGCCCCTCCTTTAATGACTTATTCCACAACTGATCAAGATGAACATCGCCGTGCGAATCAAATAGCTTTGTGGTGTTGATAATTGATCGAACCTTTATTTGTGTAGCGGTGTCTGGTATTTCAGTTGATTGCATACCAGCCTTAACGGTTACCTCGGACTTATCTTTTTCGATTACCAATTCAACCGCATAGGATAAGCCGTCAGCCTGTTTCATTACGCTTTTCTTCTGCTGAATCAACTTTGATTTGTTGGTAATCAGATAATCAATCAACTGCGATTTGTCCGCAAACTCTGGCAATTCTGGTTTCATTTCTTTACGATTTGATTTTCTTTGACGATCTTTTCTTTGACCGCTTTAATGTCTTTTATTGCTTCTGGAGTGATCTTTTCCATTTTAGTATTCGGATGAAAATGATTGACTTGCTCCGCTTGCTTTTGCCCATAGCGATTCGTTACGTCCTACTCTAAGAAATACGGGCTTATCAGCTGCGTATGCGGTAGCCCCCGTAAAAGATGGGGCAACTCCCTTGACGGATACAGCGAATTGAATAGTGCCTGAATTTGTGGCAGCGGTTCTGAAAATGCAGTCGGCTCCAGATGTGGCTTGAACTAAAACATATTCTACCGCTGTGGTGTCGGCTAGCGTTACTGATTGTCCTTTTTTTAAGTTTGCCATACTTTATCTTTTAGTTGATTTTCTACGGTTACGGAGCATTTCGGAATATGAGATGCGGCCGGATTTTACTGGTTCCTTTGGCTTTTCATCCTCAACAAGTGTTTTGCCTTGCTCTTTTAACTTTTGCATGTAATCCTCCGAGCTTTCGTTATCTTCGCGATCAGTCCTCATCTCCACCGGATCAAGATTCTCAACGATCTTTTCTTCATCCTTGAATTCGTTGTCTCCAATCTTTTCCTCTTTGATCGATTGGCTCGCTGGCGGTGTCGGCTTGTTTTTCTTGTGCTTTCCCATATCGTTAAATTTTTATTCCAAATTTTGTTAGCTCTTCTTGGTATTGAGCCAATGTAATAGCCTGATCTTGCAAGGCTTTCGATAATGCGTTTACCATTGTAGTGAGTGATTCACCGCGCGCCTTTAAGTCCTCCTGAAATATTGGAAGGTGGAGGTATTCGGCAACTATCGATGTGTTGTTACCTTCCAAGAACTCGGAAGATATACCACCCATCCACTCATTTGCTTCTGGCATTACCGTGCGAACGTATAAACCTTTTTCTGCTTGGTGTTGGTTTTCGTATGTGCTACCCTGAGCGCGTACGAACAATTCAGCTGGAACTCCGAACTCATCTAAACATTTATTAAAGCCCTGTTCGATTTCTTGGAACAGTCCTAAATTCATTGGGTTATTAGTGCCGGCTTGCTGCCATTTAATCGGAAGGTCGGTAATAATGCTTTGGTATTGGCCTTTGCGTGTTCCATAGTTCTTAAACTCGTCTTGCACTCGGTCGCGTTCTTTTGGGTCGATAGGTACCTGACCTACAATATCTTTTCCGTCATTCACCCATGCACCATTCGCACCCCTGTATTTTAGGATTACACCCCTGCTTTCGTAGGCTATCCTGATGTTGTTGATGACCGATGAAAGAGCCGTCAATTTGCTTTCGCCTTTTAACAGGTTCTTATCCGTGGCATGTTCGATGTTAATCCGATTGTCGTTGAAGTGGATTACTACCGATGAATCATAAGGCAGATACTTGCCACCATCTTGCTTCACCTCATACGTTACTTTGGGGCGCGTATCGTGTAAATAGAACGGAATACTATTGTCGTACTTAACGTTGACGATAGTGTCAGGAATCGAATATAAAGCCTTAACGCGTTCGATGTCTGGGTTGAATCCGAGTGGCACGGTTTTAAAAATATACTCGTTACCAAATACCTCCCGGCAAACTTTGGATTGAATAGCGAACTCTTTGAACTGCTGAAACCAATTTGGATTCTGGAGTAATGCGATTAATGCCTGACCTTTTGGGGTGGCCTTATCCTTACCGTCTTGGTCAACTTCACGCAAACGCATATTGCTAAACGCGCGCGCCTTCATGTTGATGATCGCGTTTACTTCTGGAATTTCTTGGTAGGATTTTAGGCAGTCAACCTTATCGAATGTTCCCGAATTGCCGCCAATGACGTAGAAGTATCCGGCACCGTTCTTTTTCACGGTGAAAAGGTTATCATAAATAACGGGCGGAAGCCAGTCCTTTAGTACCAATTTGGAATTGTTTTCCCAAAAATAGAAAAAGGCTTTAATATTCCCAAAATGAGATAGGAATATTTTTAAATCAAAGAGGCCAACCGGATCATGGTCAGCCTCTTTCTAAGTGATTCGTCATTACCTTAGATTCCCTTTATTGCGGGATGCAGTGCAAAATTACACAATGTTTTGAAATAAAAAAGGGGTATAAACCCGTCTGGCTTAACCCCCTTTCCCCTAAACGCATATGAAAATAAACTGCATGGTAAACATAGCTTTAAATCCTGAAATCTCCAACGGTCAGATAGCCGGATGCGCTCCAGCAATCATCGTACTTGTCAATTGTCTCCGAAAGCTGCACCCCGTCAACAACCCGATAACAAAAGTTTTCCTGTTCTCGCTTAAAATCGGGGTCACGGACTATGTGAATGTTGTACTTCTTGAGCATGGATATCCAATAAGCCCGAGAGCCGGGGAACTTCTTTGTAAGCAAAGCATTGATTCCTGACCTCCGCATGTCGCTAACCCAACCTATGCCGGTGTTTGTATTGTCCATGTTGGTATCGCACCATATATGCCCCGTAATGCCCAGCGATCGAACCGCATCAATTACCTGGGTGGAGGTATCACACGGTGAGTAGTACAATTTCTTTAGGAACAGGTCAGGTTTTGGCAGCTTTCGCCTAATTCCTCCCTTAACGATTACGGTCGGGTGAGCCGATCCGAAGTCTAGGCCGTAGCCAAATTGTTCTATGTCTTCCGGAAAGTCGTCAACGTAGGTAACTTCTGGAAATACTAACCCTTCGCGGTTAGCTCTTTCACCTAATCCGTAAACCTTCCATTGGTATACGTCAGCCGTTCCTGCGGCCTCGTTTTTTAATGTGCGCTTGTACTCAACAATTTGCTCACCGGTAAATCCGATTGGATTTTTATCGCAATCGTACAGATGTATGTTCCTATCCTGCTTTTTTAGCTCCCTCCCGATTTCTGAATAGGCGACTGGTTGGTACCCCTCAAATTCACTTCTAATAGAATCCTTTAAGTGTCGATTGTTTTTGTAGGTGGTATATGTGAATACGCAATCTTCTCTTTTCTCATAACCAAAAAACCAGTGATCACTATACTTTGGATTCCAGTCAGCCACTACTAAGGCCTCGCAACGTCTTAGCCAGTTTTCAAAATTTTCTTTGGATACACCTGAAAGAATCTCATTAACAAAAATGATGTCCGAGCGGCTTGCCTCCTTAGTTTCGGTTGATCCGTCTTCGATCCCTCTGAATTTAATTGTTTGCCCAAATAGGTTGTAATTCGGCTTATTATCAACACTTCTTAAATTGTTCTCATTCCAGATGCCAATGATTTGTAGGCATTCACGAAAGTCTTTTAAAGCGTGCTCCTTGCAAGCCGTAAGCGTGTCCCTAAAAATGTATATTTCTAGTTTTTTGTGTCTGTTATGGTCGCATATCCATACAAGAAGGTGAAAGAAGTCGTAAGTTTTACTGCTGCGTCCGCCGCCATTATTACCGATGATTAACTTTGTTTCAGGCTTTCTGGCGGCCACCAGTTGCGCCATCTTGAAGAATAGCCCGTTAGGCTTCCAGATCATTGGATTATAATGTGTTCAGAAGTTTTCATTATGGTGTTTGCGCCAATATGAGTCAACTTTGCAGCAAACCCAATAACCAAGTATAAATCCTAGTATAAATGTCATTTCATCTCCCCATCTATAATGTGACCGTCTACCATTGCCGTGATCACTGGAGCAATCTTCTCGCCTTGAGTGGTGATGTCGGTTTGTTCTTTGAGGCCAAGGTCACGGGCGATGATTGAAGCATTAAAAGCCCCTACGGACGCGCCTTCAAACTTTTGCGTGTAGATAATATTTTCTATACGCGCAAGGACTTGTAAAAAATCTTCTCGGTTTTCGTTCTTAAACTTATTCCACCATTCGCGGGAAACATCCATATAAAGGCATAAACCGCTTATTGTGTAGGGCGTCTCTGTTTCACGTGTAACCTTTTTTGCGTCCTTTCCTACCCAATCATCCTTAACCCATTTACGTCTATCGGTAGCCTCAAAGTATTCACAGGCTGCTTCCCATAGGCTATCAGGCGTACCAAATATAAGGTCGCGCCCGTGCTTTGAGCGGAGTTTCCAGAACGCGTTACCCTTCGGAGCCATACTTTACATTTGCCATTCTTAAACCTATCCCATTTTGGGAAATTGAAACATGTGTTAAGTCAAACGATTTGATTACCCTTACTTTGGTTACCTCATTTGGATCAAAAGCACATTTTTCGTCTTTTGGATTTTGAACAAACCAAAACTTTCCGCTGGCTGTAATCCCAGTCAATTTGGCTTGCACTCCATTTGGCAGCAAGTAAAGATCGCCTATTTGTGGTTCATTCATCACCATTTCCCAACTGGGCATTTACCGTTTTCAGTTCTCAATTTTGCTTGAAGGAGACACCCACATTTACCACATGTTCCGTTTTTGTTCATCATTGGGCATTCGTTGCAGATGACTATCCTTTGATTGTAAAGATAGTCATTTTTGCCTAAAACTAGGTTGGCATAACCTTCGACTATTTCAGATGCCTTACTCATCATTTGACATCTTAACAACAACCGTTTCAATAAACTTACCATCAACAAATCTATCCCTTACAATTGCTGTCTGGCAATAAAACAAATCTCCGTTTGTGTGCCCACATTTATAGCAACACTTAGTTCCATACCGAGCCTTTATTTCATCAAGTAACCTATGGCATTTTGGGCATATTTCTATTGAATAAAACTCGCCAAATGTTGAATTTACGTCAATTTCTTTGCTGTTGTTAAAAATAACAATGTCAGATTTTGGCTTTTCTTTTGTATCGGCAAATCGGTGTTGAGTGTTGAGAGTTTTGTTTATCAATTTCAGATAGATAAAAAAGTAGGCAAATGCCACAATGAAACAACTATAATTAATTTGGCTATCATCAATTCTGGTTATTTAGTTTCGCTTTAATGTCCATTTTCACTCCAGTGCGCTGAATCTTACGGTATGCAAACAGGCTTTTAACGTCAAACATGCCGTAAATTACGCATAAAACGTATAAATTTCCTTTCATTTTTAATCTTTAAAAGTGGCGCGGGGACTACCCTCATAGTAGCCCCGCAAAAAATGCCACCTATTTGCTTTTATCCTTTAAAAAACCTTCTACAAAGTATCCGCAAACAATCACTATAAGAACTGTTGCTGCGCATTGGGTTGCAAATAAACTCTTAGCCCATATCATCCACAGTAACAAAAATGGCAATATCACAATAAGAATACCGCCAATCGCTTTTAAAATATTAGACATTTTTCAATTGTTTTAGTTGGTTATTAAACTCCTTACTCGTTTCTGCTTTAGTATGACATTCACGGCACAAAAATAACAGGTTAGAGGGCTCGTTTAGCAGGTCCGGCCGTAAACTTCGGGGCTGCAGATGGTGGACCTCCACGGCCTTTTTGCCGCAATTCTCGCAAGGTATGAACGAGGTTACGTCATAGCCTTTGTACTTCATGTATGCCTTTGTGTAGGGTTTCACCTTGGCCTTTTTCTACCATTCTCATAACCAAGAAAATAACTTGGTATAACTACCGCACAAAGCAACAAAAAGAAGTAAAGTTTTTCTATCATATCGTTTTTTTCTTTGGTATTAGTAATTTTACCTCAAACCCATAATACCTCTGAAACCGCTCCAGATTGTCCAGCGTGATCGAAAAAGCGCCAGTCTCAATCTTGCCGATCGTCTTTTCGTTGATAGCCATCGCCTCTCCTAATTCCTTTCGGGACAGCCCTTTCTTTTTTCTCAGGCGCATGAGTCGCTGGCCTATGGTGTAGCGAAGTTTTTTTTCTAAATTTTCCATATTTCAATAGGCAGATACTTCCGGCAAATATCTGCAGTTTCTTTTTGATTTTTGGTTTTTGAGGCGACGTCGGTGTCGGCGGCGGCGGCGTCGGCGGCGTAGGCGGCGTAGGCGGCGGCG